ACAGGACTTCGCATAGGTTGTGCTTGTGCCTCATCCCTAATTTTTTTTCTATACGATAACTCAGATGCAGATATAAATGCAGGTCCTAGCAAACCTGTCTGTGTTTGTGGATTTAATTCTTGCGCTAATCGTTGGTCTGATTGTCGCTCAGCTATAGATATTAATTTATTAATATTACTATCTATCATTATCCTGCTCCACCACCTAATCCTCTAAACGCACCATATGCTCCTAGTCCTGTGCTTAATAACTGTGCTGTCGGATTAGCAGAAGGCACAAATCGTCTTTCAGAAAAACTAGGCTGTGCTGGCATACCTTGTAATATTGCACTAAATCTTTCTAACTGCTGATATGGGAACTCTCTTTGTGCTAAGAAATCTTCATACTGTTGGTCATATGCTTTCTGCAATAGTGCTTGTCTTGTATCACCTACACTAGACAGTGCCTTGAGTCTTGACATATCTAATGCTTGTTCTGTTCTATCTAAACCTGCTAATACTCCTGCACCCCTTAGTCCTCTACCATATGCAGCTTCTAATGCTCTTTGATTAGCAAGTTGTGCTTGTAAATCTAGTTTACCTGCTGCTTGCCCAAACTGTCCTGATGCTATTTGCGCTCTTAAATTTTGGTCTGCTGCTTGTTGTTTTGCTCGTTCTGTTGCTATTTGTTCTTGTGATCTTTGTTGTGCTAATGCTATTTGTTGTGCATCTGCTGAAGTTAATCCTTTGAATCGTGCTGTTCTATCTCGTTCAAACTGCTGTTGAGCCTGTGTAAACGCATCAGATAATGCTTTAGCCTCTATATCTTGTAAAGATTCATTAAGTTCTCTTTGTGCTATTGCATCTTGAACACCCTGTCTACTACCTCCAAATGCACCTGCTTGTATTGCTTGTTGATTTCTTCTTGCTCGTTGTTCTGCAAATCTATCTGTTGCTCTTTGTTGTTGCCTATTAAGAACATTACTTATAAAAGGATTCATAAGCCTAGCAGCATCTCTACCTCCAAAACCTCTAGCTGCTTGCATATATGCAAATGGAGAAAATCCTCTTACCCCCGTTTCTATAGGGGATGCACTATATGTACTTCTAATTGGTGCGCCCATAAACCTAGACTGGGCAAACATTGGTCCACCTGTAGCTGCTCTACCTGCAACATCTCTTGCCTGATTAATTCCTATTAAGTCTCTACCTGCTAAAGCTTTAATTCCTTCTTGCGCACCTAATGTTTCAGGTGAAAACCCAGCAACTCTTGGACCTTGATATGGTATGTAATCCTCATAGGATAAAGCTTGCGCCCTGCCTACAAGATTCTTGTAGAAAGGAGCAGCGTACTCAGGCAGTCGACTCTGATATACCCTTGACTCTGACTGTTGGGGTTGACTGCTTCCTCGACTCTTTCCCATTATCTTTCTCCGTTTTTACAACTTCTAAATTATTCTTTTTTAAATTTTGTTTTTTTATTATTACAAATTCTTCTTCCCAATCATGGGGTTTTAATTTTTTCACCCATCCTTTTCTACCTGTTATCTCCATAGATTCACATTCATTATCTACTGCCCAATTTTCTAAAACTTTTAACGATTCGTTCATCCACTCATCTAACCTATCACCAGATGCAAAAGTTATAGATAAAAACTTTCTTCTTGGATATGAAGTTATTTCTGTAAAAATTATTCCAAAAATTTTATTATCCTCTTCTTCATCAACCACAGTCCACAAAGTAGCCTTGCCCACTATAATATCATGCAACAAATCTATCTTATCGAACCTACCATTTGATGTAGGCACTACTCTATCTATGTACTCTTCTATCTGTGGATAGATATCTCTTACATATTCTTGTGGTACTAAATAAACTTTCATTATGTTATTTTTTGTATTTCTTCTTCAAACTCTATTTGTTCAGGCTGTGTTGTGTTGCCTGTTTTTGCTTTCCTAACTCTAGCTACTAATCTATCAAATTCTCTGCCACCTGCTTCACTTGATCCATCACCTGCATGTGCTACTACATCTGCTGGTATTACATATTCATCTTTAGATAAAGCTGCTGGTTGCATATTATCTATAATTGCAGGCACAAAATCATCAACTCCACCACCCGGACCATCTATCATACGTCCATCTGTTGACATCATTTCTTCTACCTCTGTAGCTAATTGCATTAAACCATTCTCACCATAGACTTCCATATATCTCATAAATACTTCTTTTGGATTAGGATGTTTACCCATCAAAGCCATAATTGTTTCTTCTTCTAATCTATCTGCTGTTTGATTTTGTTCAGGCATACCACCTTCAGCAAAGCCTTGTACTCTTCCACCGCCTGCTTTACCCACTACAGGACTTGTTGACATAGGCAATGACTGTTGAGTTATATTTATTGGATCAATCGTTTGTAATGGTGCTGTTTGTGCTGTAGGTATATTTTGTGTAGCTTGCACAGGAACTCTTATATCTGCACCACCCTCTACTACTTGTGTTTGATAAATTGGCTCTTGTCTTTGTACGCCTTCCATCATATTTATATTAGGCTCTTGAGCATCAATAATTGCTTGTATATTGTCAGGTATCGTATTAACAGGATTTGTTGTTTGTGTAACTGTTGATGTAGGACTAATACTTCCTAGTGTACTCATGGCTTGAAAAAAAGGATTGCCTCCAAATGTATTAAATCCAAAAGGATTAAATCCTCCAAATGGTTGTGCAAATAATGGAGGTGTATATCCTCTTATACCTAAAGGTTGAAAACCTTGAACACCTTGATTCAAAGAAGAATATTGTTGTTGTAATGAAGGCAGCACAGGCTGTATTCTTCCAAACGGCATTCCTACTTTTCCAGCAGTTCTTCCACCTCTAGGTCCTATAGGAAAAGGATTAAATAATCCTGCTGTGGGATCAATATTCCCTGCACCACCTTTAGTGCCTTTCATTCCCATTACCTATCTCTCTTCCTAAATTCGTCTATAGCTTCATACAATTCTAAACCTCCTTTAGTTAATACAGGCGAGATCGCTTCTATTCCTCTAACAATAGGATTGAATCGTCTGTTAAATGTAGCCATACCTCTATCTATCGGATTATCTGGGTCTGTTGGTACAAACATTCTATCTAATGATGCACTTTGCATTCTCCTTATATCTGCTAATGATGGTGCTTGAAAAGGCTGTGGTGTCATCACATCATTTAAAGTTCTTGGTACAGGTGTACTAATAGGATCAGCCATTCTACCTAGTCTTGGATCAACCATAGGTGCTGACATAGTTTCTTGGAATTGTTTTCTTATAGCGTCATCTATTCTTCTACGCTCTAAAGTTTCTGCACTCTCCTCTATCTCTGCTTGTGCGGGTGTACGACCATTAGCCATCTTTATAAGACCACCCATGTTTTTCATATTTTCTTCAATAGCTTTACCTCTTGTTCTTTCATATGAAGATAATTCACCATCATTATCAAGATCAGCTTTTTCAGGATTTTGCAAAGGCATACCGCCATCATTCAACATATCTGTAGGTACTTGCATAGCATCCATACCTTGCATCATATCCATTGGTACAGTTCCTATAAATTGACGTTGATTTTCTTTTTCTTTCATTGTTGGTTCTTTATCTTTTTCATCTTCGTCATCTTTAAACATGTTAATTGCCATAGGCAATAAACCCATTGCGCCACTTTCTGCCATATTACCAGCTAATGCTAAACCTGACATTGAAGGTAAAAAATCAAAAGGATTATTTACTTTACCACCATCGTTAAAATTAAACTCATCACCTATTGGTAAAGGATTGCCTTGTATTAACTGTTGCTCTCCTTGGAATGCTGATGCTAATGGGTTGCCTCCACTTCCCGGAATCATAGTCCTCATTTCTTGTGGCACATAAGGACCTTCATAATCACCAAATGGGTCCTCTTCCTCTGGCATATTAAAATCCATAGGCACATACATCTCGCCTACCAATCCTGATGCTGCTGCTGGTAAAGCCTGTGTTGTAAAAGCCTGTGATTGAGTCATTAAATTAGGATTACCTGCTAATTGTTCAGGTGTTGCTCCACCAGAAAATCCTAAATTCTGTCCTAATCTACTAAAGAAACCCTCTGTTCCTGCACGTGCAGCTGGTAAATCAGCCAATGTATTAACTGGTTGAAAAGGCACAGAAGTTGTACCGGGTTGCAAAACATTCAAAGCTTCTTGTCCCGCTTCATTTAAAGTAGCACCGGGTAACATTCCTGAACCCCCTGTAGCTTCTACAAACTCAGGTGCTTGTAACAATTTATCTGTAGTAGCTGCTGTATCACCCACAGAAGGTATTTCAGTAGCTGTTCCGGGCATAAAACCTTTTAGTAAACCACCTGTGATTGCGCCTGTTAATCCAGCTGTTATACCTTCTTTAAGACTACCACCTTCAGCAACAGTTCCTAATCCAGTTCCTATTGCAGATGCTGCTAATGGACTTAATGCTGCACCTAATGCTGTACTACCTAATAGTGTTGGTGCAATCAATGACCCTATGAGTGGCAGAAACGCCTCTGGTTGCCCTGTCTGTGGGTTGATGGTTAACTGACCTGTTGGTGATAATTTTGCTAAAGCATCTACTTCTATAGGGTTCATGTGTACCATCATGGTATCGCCATATCTCCCCTGTTTAGCTAGTTGCTCTGCTGCATTTTGTAATGGAAAATTACTCATAGTGGTCTCCTAATCTATTTCCAACACACCTATTACGATGTGAAATTTATTCGCTGAACTTGCAGTCAGCTTTATTATATCTAATTCATCTAAAACTAACACCTCTCCGTTAGTTAAAAAACCCTTACGTGTATTAGTTGCTATTGACTCTACATCCCAAGTAACTGTGGTGCTTTCGCTAGTATCTGTCAACTCTACTGTTAAACTATATGCACTGCTACCATCAGAGTTATAAGCACTTAATGTTTTAACTATGGCACTTTTATTGTCTGGAACAGTATATACACTTGTTGCATCTGTTGATGCTAATGTTGTTAATACTTCTGTATATCTATTTGCCATTATGAAATATACCAATCAAATGCTTGTGATACTTCTCTTATAGTATCTGGTGAATCTAATTGTACAAAGTTTAAACGCAGTTGGTTTATAAGTCTGCGCATATAATCTGAACTATACTCTTCAGGTGGTATTTCTAATGGAGTGTTTACATTAAATATTTCACTCATCTTCTACCATCCACCTTTATATCAAATCTTGTATCACCTAGTCTCCAACTATTATCTACGTCTGTGCTTTCTATTCTTACTCGCATTTGTCTAGCCCTTGCTCTTATGTATGCAACGCCAGTTGTATTAGTTACTGTTGCACTCGTTGCAGTGTTTAAACTCCCTAAAGGAAAGTCTCTAGTCTTTATTGAATACGTTAGTTCTGGTTCTGTATCTGTTCCTATAAAAGCTACATCAGGTATCAATCTTTTTATAAACATAAATTGATCTCCATCACCAGTATCAAAATCTGCACTCTCAACAAATGCAGTCATAGCAGAACCATCATCATTAGAACCTACTTCATGTTCATAAATAAAATTACCACTTGTGCTAGTTTTACCCGCAGCTAATGGATTTGCAGTTGCTCCTCCAGCATCTATCCAAGATGTTCTAACCAAAGTTCCTATTGTCCAATTTTGTTCTAAATAATTATAAGTAACATATCTATCTATTTCATTTGAACTGCCTGAACAATAAAACCAAGATACTTCATTAAACTGTGCATTTCTTGTAGCAAAAACTTTATATGATTGTGAAAGATTAAAATCATCAAAAACATATGCTCTTACTGTGCAAGGTAAAGAACGAACTGTTCCTGAATACATATAGAAATTATCCTGATCCATAAAGTAAATTACATTATTAGCATTCACACATGCTTGGGGTGATACCATACTTGTACCCTCAGTTATTAAATTTACTCCGAATATAAAGGGTGGTCCTATAAATTGCATAGAATATAAAGCTGTATCTGTAAATATAACTATTTCTTGCCTTGTTCTTATTGCTCCTATAATTTCTGAGCCAGCTGATAATCTTAACCCACCAGCAGTATTATTTGTTTTAGGTGTCCACTGTGCTGCATTTTCTTGATCTGACCATCTTATTTGCATAGGGTCTTGTGTTGCACTTCCTATAGGATTTGCACCCATACATATAATATGTCTGTCTATTTCTGAAACTATAATTTGATTAGCAACAGTTGGTGTATCAGATGCACCAGATAAACTAGAAAATTCTACTGCTCTAGTAGTTTCACCATTTGTTTTATCCCAATAATAAATACTACCACCTCTAGGATTTGATACTAAATCTTCTCCAAAATTATCCATACTCCATAATCTAAGCTGTGAGGCAAAACTGTTTATACCTCCACCCCATGTGCTTTGACCCCAAGTACCTGAACCAAAACCAAAACCACTAACATAAAAATCAGAGCCTATATTTAATTGATAAGATGCATCTACACCTGAACCACCATTACCTGAATCACTTGCATTAGCTGTTACTGTATCACCTGATGTGTCTTTAGCTGTAAACGTAAATGTATTTACATCTGTAACACTATCTATTTCGTACTCTTGATTTAAAACAGCAGCAGTTATATTGCCACCTAATGATACCGCCTGTGCAAATGTAACAAAATCCCCTTTGTTTGCTCCATGAGTAGAATCAGTAGCGGTTATAGTAGAACTACCATTAGTAGCTGCAAAGGTAACACCATTAGTAGTTGTTGCTCTTATAGGAGTTATATCATGGAAAGTATTACCTTTTAATAGATATAATTTTAAATTAGTACCTAAAGATATAAATTTATCTGTGTCTAGAGCAACCCATTGATGTAATTTTCTTGCTGAGCCTAAAAAAGAATTAAAACTTTTTTTTACCCATCCACCAATTTTTTCAGGACGACCAGCACGAAATCTTATCTTGTCAGCATCAAACCAATTACCTTCATTACTATATGAAGTTCCTTCTTTATTTATGCCCGGTTTGAATGTATATCTAGTTAATGGCATTTTAAAAGACTCTTAATATTTTAGTCTTTTAAGAATTAGCTGCAATATATGCTTTACCTGTATTAATAGCATTAGTGCAATTAGTTTTCTTACTACTAGATGAACCTACTACATTAGGTGTATCATTAGTTCCATCATAAGATAATATTATTTCTAAGTGATCAACATTTTGTTGCACTCTTGCATTTATATCTGCTTGTGACCATGAGCCTGCAATAGCATTACCTTCGGAATCTGTTTCACCACCAGCATGTAATGATTTATTGCCATTAGTATTTATATCATCAATAACTGTTACGCTATCTTCTGCTTTCGTTAAACATTGTGCTACTGTTTCAGCCATATTATTCTCCTTTTAGTTTTTTTCTAGTTCTTCAACTTTAGCTGTAAGTTCTTGTACTGCTTTTACTAATATAGGTACAAACTTTTCATATTGAAGTTGATACATTTTTCCATCACTTGTTCTTTGTGATACAAGATTTGTTTTGTCCTCTAAGTCATGTCCTATTGCTTTTTCTAAAGCTATAACGTCCTGTGCTTTGAATCCAATATCCATCCAATCTTCTTTATGAGTTCCATCATGTTCTATCGTATCTAAATCTGTATCTGGATTTTCTTCCCAATTTACATAGTTAGTACGTTTATCCCAATAGTAAGTATAAGGAGTTAATTGATTTACAAAGTCTAGTCCTGCATTTAAAGGTTGAAAGTCTGTTTTGTCTCTTTCATCAGAGGCTACTGTAATTGATACTTGTGTATTTATTTTACTTACATTTGAGTTACCCAAAACACCTTCATTATTTCCAGAAGTAATCGAACCGCCCGGACTTCCTGATCGACCTGTTTCTTTGCCAAAGAAAAAGTTATTTGTACCGCTTGTTACATCTTCACCAGCTTTGTAGCCTACTGCTGTGTTACTACCTCCTGTAGCATTTTCTAATGCTTGGAATCCTACAGCAACAGATTCAGACGCACTTGTAGCATCTATAAAACACTCCATACCTATAGCAACATTTTGGTTTCCTGTGGTTAAAGAGTCTCCGCAATCCCTTCCTATTAAGACGTTTTCTTGACCAGTTGTAACATTTTTACCTGCATCTTCTCCAACTGCTACATTTCTTGAACCAGTTGTAACAGCAGTTAGTGCATCTTGTCCTATTGCTGTGTTGTCTGTTGCAGTAGTTGCAGTAGACAAAGCAAATACACCCAAAGCTGTATTGTTAGTCCCTGTAGTGCATGCTCCCAACGCACCAGCACCTACAGCAGTATTATTATCTCCTGTGGTTAAAGCATCTAAAGCTTGATTTCCTATTGCAGTTGTTCCTGAGACACTCGTAGCAACTAACATAGCGTTATAACCAACTGCTGTGTTGTAACTTCCTGAATAAGACGCTGAACCCATTGTATCTGTGCCAACAGCAGTGTTGCCATTAACAGTTGTGCCGCCATCCAAAGCACCATGACCTATTGTTACGTTTTCATCACCAGTTGTTATAGATTGACCAGACGATGAACCAACTGCAGTATTTGTATGTCCTTCTGTATTTTCTCTTAAAGATTGATTTCCAATAGCTACATTACCAGAAGCTGTAGTATTTTCTAATAAAGCTTCTCTGCCTACAGCAGTATTATCATCACCCGTAGAATTTTCTTTCAAGGCTTTACGACCTACTGCTGTGTTGTTGCTTGAAGTTGTACTGTCAGCTAACGCTTGTTCTCCAACTGCTGTATTGTTTGACCCTGTTGTAAGAGTAGTTAAAGACTCTAACCCAATAGAAGTATTTGCAGTACCTGTAGTAATTGCATCTGCAGCATTAGCACCAACTGCTGTATTTTTTTCACCTGTAGTGTTTGCTGCTAAAGCTAATCTACCAACTGCTGTGTTATTACTTGCTGTGGTGTTTGCGGTTAGTGCTGCTGAACCAATAGCAGTGTTACTACTACCTGTGGTATTTGCTAATAAACTTTCTTCTCCAAAAGCAGAGTTTAATGCTCCTGTGGTATTTGCTCCTAAAGCATCGTAACCAAAAGCGTTGTTATTGTTTGCTGTAGTATTAGCATCTAAAGCACCTGTTCCTACAGCGGTGTTTTGTGTTCCTGTAGTATTAGCACTTAAAGATGATTTTCCAACTGCTGTGTTGTTTGCTCCTGTGGTGTTAGCATCTAAAGCTAAACCGCCTACTGCTGTGCCATTCGCACCTGTAGTATTTGCAATCATAGCAGCAGTACCTACGGCAGTATTAAAATTAGCAGTAGTATTTGCTCCTAAAGCCTCACTTCCGACTGCCGTGTTAGCCGCACCTGTCGTATTATCACCACTTAAAGAACCATCATCAAGTGCAGCATTTCCTAAAGCTACATTATTTGAACCAGTAGGGTAGTTTCCGTCTAGTTTAATTGTTCCACTAGAAGCATCTATATTTCCACCAAAAGTTACATGACCTCCATCAGCTATAGTCATAGCATCATCACCATCTGTAAATTCTATTAATGGTGTTTGTATTGATGCTGATGTTTCTAAGATACCACTTGTTTCTATATTAATAGATGCCAACGCATCTACCATTGCACCACCAGAACCAGCACCATCAGAATAAATCATTTTAGTTTTACCAGTCGGTATAGTTACGTTAGCACCAGAGCCTTGACTTATTATTATAGATTGTGAACCACTTGTTGCATTTTCTATTAACCACAGCTTTGATACTGTGTTTGGTCCTATAGTTATAGTACAGGCTGAATCTAATGTTCCTGTATATTTTAAATATATAGACCTACCGGGATCAGTAGCACCATCTGCTATAGTAGTTGTATGAGTATCAGCATTTGTAGTAATAGCTTCAGTTCCAAAACTAAATGCTTCAGCTATCAACTCAAGATTTGTATTAGTCGATGTTCCCCATGTTCCTGACTCATCACCAGTTGCTATCTCTTTTAACCTTAAGTCATTTGTATATTCTGCCATTTTTTACCTCTAAATTAATTATAAACCATTTATTTAGGCTACGTCACTCCAAGTTGTTGTAACAGATTCTTCTACATCAGACCATGATGTTGTAACTCCGGGTATTATATCTCCCCATACACTTACAAATCCTGTCTCTCCTGTAGCGTTTAAACCTATTACAAATACATTTGCTATACCTGTAACTGTTGTACTACCAACTGCACCAGTTGAAGATACACCAGTTATAGGAAATATATTTTCTGTAACTGTGGTTAAAGTTCCTAATCCGCTAGTTGCAGCTAATCCTGTGCAGGGTACATTAGCATCACATGTTACTGTTTCATCACCTGCTGATATTGTAGAAGCAGTTCCTGAAACACCAGTTATTGCTATACCAGAAGCTGTTACACTACCTAAAGCAGATGTACCTGCTATACCAGTTTCAGTAACATTTGCATCACCACTTACAGATTCTGTGCCTAATGCAGTAGTTCCAACTACTCCTGTCTCTGTTACATTAGCTTCACCTGTTACAGTTTCGCTACCAACCGCACCTGTAGCTGTTACGCCTGTCTCAGCTACATTAGCATCAGCTGTAACAGATTCTGTACCTAAAGCAGTTGTACCTGCTAAACCTGTTTCAGCTACATTAGCTGCACCGGTAGCAACTACTGAGCCTACTGCACCTGTAGCTGCAATGCCTATTTCTGGTACATTAGCATCACATGATATTGTTTCTGTTCCAAGTGCTGATGTACCAGCAACACCTGTAATACTTACAGAAACATTGACTATCGCAGGTTGACCCCAAGGACCTGCTCCCCAAGTGGACCGACCCCAACCGACAGACATTTATTAAGCTATTCTTATAATCGCATTACTTGCATCAGCTGTTGGAAAAGTTATAGTAAATGAACCTGCTGTTGATGTTTTATCAGCACCAAAATCAAATACTGCAACTGCTGGATCACCTGAAGCAGAGTCGTTATAAATCATACAACCTCTAGCAGTAACAGTTGCTGTGCCAAAAGTTAAATCGGCAAAGTCTGTAAATGCTGTTGTACCTGAAGTGGAAGGGTCTACACGTGTAAGTTCATTGCCTTTAGCAGTATAGTTAGTTCCACTGGCTTCATCAGAAGTTGTATATGCAGTAGTTGCTGCACTCATAGTAGCTGAACTCGTATAGAGTGCTAACCTGAATGTGCTTCCACCAGAGTTTTTAAAATTATGTACACCTTCTAAAAGTTCTTTTTTAAAAGATGTACACATTGCTTGTGTTATAGCCATTACAGCCTCCTTATTATATTGGCAAGGTCTTTATGTCCTTGCTGTTCTAATTGATTACATACTGTACATATGTGGTTTTTTATTGCCTCATGCATATAGTGTGTAATTACCTTTCGTGCAGCATCTTTAAATATATGGGCTTGCGCTTTTATAGTATCAGGTGCTGTATCACTTATCGAAACTAATCTATCAGTTGCCATATCTGCAACTTCTTCTACTGTATGTCCTCTATAATCTGTAGTTTTTACACCAAGATTACCTATTGATATTTCAAATTTATCTGTATGCATTATGGTACTAATGGTTCTGGTGGTGTGCTGCCATTTGATCTCTCATCAATAACCCACTCTTTAGGATTTTCTCTTCCTATAATTCCATGTGGTATCATTCTTTCTTGTATGATCTCTGAATAGTTACACACTGATAATTTTCCATCATCTAAATAAGAAACTATTGGATCGTTTAAACGATGATATCCGTATAGTTTATCTTTCATATCTACATTAGCATCTAATAAATTTGATCTAACAGCCACAGATACATCTACGTTTTTTTCCATACATTTGCCTAACCAATATTCACAACACGCTCTACCCATCTCTGCAAAATGTGCATTATTGTTATAAGTAAAATCTGTGCCAAACATACTTATTGAACCTACATTATTCCAATAAGCAAAAGCTATAGCATAAGCCACTGTGTTATTTAGATAAGCACATGATGTATCTTCTATTACACTTTTGATAGGATACTCTTCTACGGCTGGAACTCTTGCATCTAATTCACAAGAATATATAGGATAGTCTATTTTAGGTAACTCTTCTCTCATCATTTCTGACATAGATGCTGCATCGTCTGTATCAAAAAAACGAGACATAGGATCAAGTATAAATGCTCTATCAGCTTTTTTAACTACTCCTATCATTGCATTAATCACCCAAACTTCATCAAACTTCTTACTATGTAATTGTGATAAATGAAAATCTATTTGACTCATGCCCATAGCTACAATAGCTATGTGTTTGCCTTCTAAATCTAGTATTCTTTCTTTTAACATTATTGTTCCATTATCCTTCTTTGACCGCCTCTATAAGCATCTTTTCTATTTCTACCATCTTGTTCTACTACTAACTTATCTAATGCTTCTTTAAATCTAGTTTCATACAGACTAACTAAATCAGGCTCACCTTTCATAAATATATATGCCTCTACTAAAGAACCAAATAAAAGTACATCAGGTGCATTAGAACCCAACCAACTTGTACCATCTGATGATGCAGTAATAGATTGTGGCAAATGAAAATAATGTAACTCTACTGTGTAATTAGCATCAGGTGTTGGACCTAGTATAAAAAAACCATCATCGAATTGTGCGTAGTATTCTGGTAATCCTGTATTAGCAGAGGGTTTAGGATAAGCCTCTCTGATAAAATTAACATCTTTATTTATTAAAAAATTATAGTTACCATCTGAATCTAACACTGCCAATGAATAAGAGTATAAAAAATCATCTGGCACTCCAAGATATTGATTATTTATAGTTGCAGTAGCTTGTTGATTCTTTCTATAACGTGGTAATTCTACTGAACTATTTATTCTACTTTCAGCTTGTTTTATCAAAGTGGGAAGATTATTTACAAATGTGGTCTCTGTATTTTCAGTATAATCCTGTATTGCAGTTTTTAATGTAGTGAATGTAAATGACATTATCCTGTGGTAATTTTTAAATTACCTATCTCCCCTTTTAATACCATGTTACTAAGATTACAATCACCAAAAGCTGAGTTCCATCCACCTATAGGATTAAAACCAAATAGTCCTCTACTAGCCTGTAAGTCTGTTTGTGGTCTTGGATTCTTTAAAGCCTGTGGATCATTTAGTCTTAATCTACCTAGTTGTAGTTGTGGTTGATCTTTATCCAATACATCTTTACCTACTAACAATCCGGTGCGTTTTTGATTTTTAATTTGATTTCTTAAATCTTTTAAAGGATATCTGAAACCAGTTCTATCACATATACCGAATGCATGTTTACCTTTTGCGTATGGCATACTAATAACCTCCCGGTACAAATCTTACAGCTGCTTTCACTCTGTTTTCCTCCGATGCAAGCTTCCATTGTTCTTCATACTGTTGTTTTAAAAATGGAACTCTTTGTGCTGCTTCTGGATTTTTCATAGCTAAGTAGTAAGCAAGTCCTGACACAAGACATGGCAAAAATACTTTAGGTATATCAATAGTATTAGATGCCGGTGTTCCTGCATCAAATATTTGTCTTAGTCTGTACCAAACAACTTTATAAGTATTTGTGTCGTCTGGTATAGGATAAAGTGTAAAAGATGTACTGCCACTATCTCTATTGACTAATATTTCATTAGGTCTACCTTGATCTAATTTATTAGGTATATCAGCGTACTGTGAAAAAGATACTCTAGTTAAAGATGTGTCGCTCTGTGAATTAGTCTCACCATCACCTGTTCTTAAATGATGTTCTAATAAATCAATAGTATCAGCATCTAAACTATACGTAGCAGTTCCAGCAGTTAATGTTGTACTACCTGATTCCACTTGCCATAAGTTCAAACCTCTGTTTGCCCACTCAAGCATCATAAGATTTATACTACGTCTTGCTGTGCGCAAATCGTATCCGGTTCTCATTTCTAAACCAGCTAGTTCAAAAGCCTCTTCTGCTGCTTCTGCTATATCTAAATCAAAGTTGTTAGTAGTGGCTGTAGCCATAAATTATTTCTTTTTCTTTTTACCCATACCACCTTTGTGATACATAGGCATACCACCACCAGCCATCTTGTACATACCACCATCACCAAATTTTTTAACAAGGCTATCTTGATAGTCATCTACCTTTCCACCTTCGTCAAACTTGATAATCATATCTTTACCTGATTTTTTCATTTCCTTACGTGCTGCTTTCATACCTGCATCATCATATGGAAAGTTCTTTTTACCTACGTTTGGCATATTTTTTCTCCTGTTGTTTAAACATGTTAATTTATTTTAAGGTTCAAATGTTCCGTTATCAATTAATATTTGTCTATTCTTAAGATGTTCTGCTTCTATATCATCTTTACTTTGTCCAAAGTATTTTACTGCTAAATGTTTGTCAACCATTTGTTCATTAATGTTTACATCATCTACTATAACTTCACCTAATACTCTTCCATATTTTCCTTTTGAATCTTTCAGTTTAGTTTGTATTACTACTTTATCTCCATTATCAATAGCTTCTTTTAAAAAATGCGCAGCCATTTTTCCTCTAGCTTTCTCATCTTTGTTACGAGTACGTGACTCGGGAGTATCAATACCATATAAACGCACCCTAGTGCTATAAGAAACATCAAACCCAAGGTCCAATATGACATCCACAGTATCTCCGTCCACCACCCTTTTAACTTCACAAGAATATTCATACATCACCTATACCTTTTTGATATCTTTGCAGCAGACTTAGGTTGTTTAGAAAACTGTTTACCTTTCTTAGTATCTGCTCTTTTCTTTTTAGTTGTTGCTGCATATTGCGCACTAGACATAGCTTTTATAGCTTTTTCAGGAAGATATCTTTCTCCTGTTTCAGACGACTTCTTGCCTGACTTAGTACGCCATTTTTGTTTCGTCCAATCTTTAAGACTTTTTTGACTTTTTGCTATTGCCATGAGACTTTCTTATTGAGTCTTTACCCTTTTTAAATATATTAGAGACCTCAGATTTACCCATAACTTTTGATCTTTGCTCTCCAACTGTAAGTATTTGTATTTTTCTGGCAAAAGGTTTTTTAATACGTTTGACCTTTGCGACTGTTTTCCTTGCATCTGTAGGTGTTGCAAATTTAATGGGTACTGTATCTTTAGGATTTTCATCTGTATATAAACGCCTTCCGCTTCCTTTAGGTTTTTTTCCTGTTCCTTCTTTTGGGTCTCTACTTGCCAACTTTCTTTTGTGCTTTTTTATGAGACTCTCCGAAGGTAGCACCTTTCTTCATATCATGCACCATAGCTTTTATGTGTTTACCAGTATGGTGTACTGAATGACTTTTCATAGCTTTCTGTTGAGTTTTGTTTAAAGAACTAACATCAACTCCTTTTATTTTCATGGCTTTACCTTTAGCTTTTTTCATCATTACTTATATCCTCCGCCTTTGGCTTTGTATTGTTTTGCTAACATTTGTGCTTTTCTAGCACTCCATTGTCCGGGTTTTCCACCTTTACCACCTGCCTTAATACGTTTAAACATCTTCTCACGCATACCCGGCTTGGTATAGTTACCGGCTTCATTTACCCTAGATTTCTTTTTTTTACCTGTCATTTGTTTTTTTGTTTGAGTTCTACTAATTACCATTTAACTTTATGACTCCAATACCTAGCACTAAACTTATCTGGACTTGCATCTTGTGCATTATGTCTTGCATAGTAGGACTTCTTACGTGCTTTGTCTTTTTTAGACTTAGGATTTTTCCCAGCACCTTTGACACCTTGCTGTCCAAAACGTATTAGTTTAGTCTTATCACCTTTCTTAGCCACAACAACATGCGACTTCTTAGGATGATTAGGAGTTCTTTTAGGTTTGTTATATCCGCTAACCCCTGCTTTTTTCAACTTAGGGTCTTTAGCCATCAATCCTCACCTTTAAATTTTTTGCTCTGTCCTGAAGTGCCTGCGTATATTCCAAACACTGCTGCCATTGCACCCACAACTATAGATACTAAACCAGCTTGTTCTAAGTTTGGTTCAGGTATATCCATAAACCAAGTAACAACTTTGTAAAGCAATATGATATAAACAGTAACAAATGCTCTAGGAAATATTCTCCATGCGTCAATAGTTCTAGCTAGGTGTATCCATTTCTGAAAAGGATTATCACCAGCACTATTTGCATTAGCATCTATCTCTACTTCAAGATTTATTTTTTTCTTTACAGATTCTTCAATCATATAAATTTAATATATGCTACTGCTACAGAAACTAGACCATACAGACCCCACAGCATGTTTTCTATTCTTAAAAACTTCTTACTACCTTCATCGAGTCTACGCTCTATGTACTCATAACGTAGAGCGTACTCTCTTTCTAAACCACTTAAACGTGCTTCTAAAGGTAATTTATCAGTTTCTACTGATTTAGACATTACGCTGTATTAGCTTTTACGTAAGATTTACTTGCATAAATAATGATTGTGTAACTGTCTCCACTAGAGTGTCCAACAGTCGATAATAATAAATCACCATTTTTGCCACTACCGGCATTATTAAATATTCCCGGTAAGCTTTTACTGCTCCAAGTAAAATCCCAAGTATCTGTTTGATCTGCCCCAGCCTCTAAAATAAATTGATTTGATGTAGCATTCCAAAATAATCTGAAACCCATACCTACATTACTAAACCATATTCTATTTATTGTGATACCAGAACAAGCTTGACCATTTCTACCAGAAGTTAAAGCAGACACATCTACTTTAGTGACATCACTTTCTCCAGTGCCATCACTAATGTTAGTAAGTTTTACAACTAAATTCTTACCAGCATCATCTAAGATAGTTTGTGTTGTTACTGCATCAGCCATTATAGACCTCCTTAAGCGTCAGCAAATGGAGTTACTACAGTACCGGAAGCAAGGACTATACCTTCTACTGCGTACTTGGCTGAAGCTATTGCTGTAACTCTAATGATTGTTCCAGCTATTCCGCCTTTAGTAGTACCATTTAAAGTTATAACATCATTACTAGCACCTGAGAAAAATGTTTTACCTGCTGCATCGCTTTTACCCATATATAGTCCACCAACGAACTTATCAGTTCCATCAGTTTTAATATCTAAGTCTGTAGCTGCTGTTTCTATTACAAAAGTAAATGAAGCACCTAGGTTATTCAGTTGATTAGGATCATCATCTGTGCCGGGTGCTGTAGCTACAATACTAGGTAAAGTGAACTTACCATCAGCATCATTACAAGTAAGAATCTTACCTGCGTGCGATGCGACTGTGAGAGTTGTATCAGCAGTAAGGCTAGTTACTGTAGCATTACCTGCTGAAATAAAACCAGCTAGTGATCTAACCGGTCCTGAGAATGTTGATTTTGCCATACTAAGTCTCCTTAATAAATTCTATCGTCTTGGCGAGTCTGCTAGGGCAGTCGATAGATTAATTTAATCCCTAGAAAGAAAAGGGGAGTATATATCATTTCAACTCCCCTCAAGTTACTAGCTTGATCCCGAAGAACCAAAAATACCTAGTGGATCAGATACTCCAAAGGAATACCTTTCTCTTGCTTTGTATCTTACGTTGCCAGTATCAAAGTCACCATCCATGCTTGTTTCTAATGGACTACGTGCAAAGTGCTTCATGCCATTTGGTACGTCAGTCATCAAGAAGAAAGCATTAGTATCGGTTAAGAAATGATTCACAACAAAGCCTTCTGGAATGCTACCATTTGCTCTAATGGCATTGATATCATTATCGGCTGTGTTAGGTCTCATATCTGAATCTAAGATACGTGAAGCAGTAAACATACCTGCTGGTGGTACAATTAACTTACGTGGTTTTGCTGCTATTAACAGTCCACGCTCATCTGTCCATCCTGCTATTTGAATCACAGCATTCTCTAACGAAGTTTCGTTAAGGTCTGCTTGTGTTGCAAATGTGTTGGAGTTTGTTCCACCTGACACCAAAGGGTGTGCAGTAGAAAACAAATCTACACCATCGCCTGAATTGAACGAACCACCTGAGAATCCTTGGTTAAGAGGATTCGCAGCTTTTACTTGCTTGGTGTAAGCCATGCTTCTAGCTAGTGCTTTAGTATAACGTGCAGAAAGCGAATCGTATAAATTATCCTCCATCGCTTCTTCTGTAATTGCAAAACCCATCGCTATTGTTTCATGGTTATAACGAGTGCTAAAAGACTCTTGTGCAGTATCATAGTTGATAGCTGAACCTTCATCTTTAACAGAAGCTTGACCAAATCCACTCAACTTTACTTCTTCTTCAAACGATCTATCAGAAGTTTCTGTTTCATATATCTGCTCATGCTCATTCTCGTATTTAGCATACTCTAATCCAAACAGGGCATTTAGACCCGGAAGGAGTTCTTTAAGTAACTGCGCTCTTGAAATTGCCATTTCTTATTCTCCTTTATATGCCAGTTGTATTGTCCATGATATGACCCGCATTAAACTTAGCAACTAAGTCAGTGAAAGAATCACCGGCTGCGTTGTCAGATTTAGGCGAGATATCTACTATTCTTACAGGAAGAGTAGCAGTCGTAGAGGCTGCTGTAGATATATCAATGGCATTTTTACTTAACCCAATGCTAGTTGAACCAGCTGTTTGAACTACCGCAACATTGTTTCCGATGTTGGTTACAGCGGCTGAGCCGTCTGCTTGCATCTCGAAAAGAACATTTGGGTCATCCAATACATAAGCTGAAATATCATCAGCTGCTGTACTTGCTGGATAGAATTGTGAAAAAGTTTTCTGGCTTGTATTTGGATCGGTATAAGATACACCTAGAAAAATTCCTACGGGTGTTAATGTAGTTGTGCCAGTGTCTTTCTCGACTGTACCAGCAGCAACTAACTTAACGAAATCGCCATAGAAAATTGCAGTGCCATAGCCAGAGGCTATGCTGTAATGTCTTACCTTTCCGGTGAAAGAACCGCTTGCAGACAAAGTGCCAACAGGTCTTGCTCCGTAAGGTGTTGCTGAACTACTCATTTTATATACCTTTCATACAAAAGTTTAACAAAAAAGATAGTAATTACTTACCACCTTTACCAAAAGTTACTTGAGACTTCCTTTCTTTAAACATAGGCATAGCAGGATTTTCATCTCTCATGTAGTTAGCATCCAAAGCAGACATCTGTTGATCAGCCATATCAGTATAATATTTGCTTCTCTTTTTGATAACTTCTTCGGGTGCTTTACATAAAAGTAATCCACCTACTTCTATACCATCTTTGAATTGCGAGTCAGTATCTTTGACCATTTGCAATTCAGGATGATCCGCTGCTTTAACTGGTGTCCAACCTTCTCTGAATTTGGTAGATACATTCATATTATCAGATTGTCCAGCTGAAGCTGTACGTATCCAACGAAAAACATATCCCGCTTCCGGTTTAGGATCGGGCAACAAGTTTGGGGGAGTCCAAGCTTTTTCTCGTTCATTAGTTTCTCTTGATTCTAATTCACGTGGGTTGCGCTCTTGAACATCATTTTGTTCTGACTTTTCCATTATCTTTGCTCCTTCGCATATTGCGCTGCGTATTGTTCTGGTGTAAGTCCAAGTTTCTTGGCGAGAGTAACTTGAGTCTTTGTTAACTGCACTGTGCGCTGTTTAGAACTTGCTCTATTAGCAGGTGCTACCACAGTCGAGGGTCGCTGTGAGGATGCAGTATTGTCCTCAAAGCGTTCTGGAAATCTTTGTTTAATAGCTTCATCAACTCTTGCATAGTAAGTATCTGAGTCTCTTACAGGATCAACTCCCTCTCTTACTAATTTTGCATGCATACCATAAGCTAACGCAGTCATATCCTCATCGCCTGCACGTTCAAACCAAGGATTTTGCCTTATGTATTCAGCAGCAGCTGGGTCGATAGACGGCTGTTGTTGTTGCATTGATTGTGCGTACTGAGGTTGTGCGTATTGTTGTTGCTGCGGTTGTTGGGGTTGTAAAGCTTGTGGCTGATAATTATCTACATAACTTTTATCAGCATAAGCTGCTGATAATTTTTCTTGTGCTTCTAGCAATCTATTAGTATCGCCAGCTTCATAAGCTTGTTTGTATGTTTCTTTAGCAGCTTCTATCTCTGTAGATGTTTTAGTTTTTAAACTATTAAGTAACGCTTCTTCACTTTTTGATACAGTAGCTTTTAGTCTTTGATTCTCATCATGCAACTGTTTTGCTACTTGAGCAGCTTCATCCCTAACTCTTTGCGCTGCCTCTGCCTTTCTGCGTTCTTCGTGATAATCAAACTTAAGTTTGTCTATACGTTTTTTAGTTCTTTCGCCAATGCCTTCTATCTCTTCATCAATATCATCATCAGCTACTTCTTGTTTTGGAGGTCTTTGATCTTCTACTGGACGATCATCTACTACCTCTATCTCTACATCAGGTATCGGAACTTGCACCTCTGTAGTAGGAGGTAGTTCCAAATCTTCTTCTAAAGCTTGTGCTTCTTCAATCATGGTTTCTCTATTCCTCTAGGATCATCTACAACAGCTTCTACAGTATCATCATTTATGAGTCTAAATTCTTTGCCATGAATACTCATGCGTGTGCCACTATATGATCTCATAATTATAAAATCACCTTCCTTACAGTATGGACCTGTAGGAAATCTGTTTTCATCTTTATAACAATCTGGACCCATCTTCAAAACAAAACCCACTATGGATGCTGTCTCCTCTCTCTTTCTATATTGGTCTGCAATAATAATACCACCATCAGATACTTCTTCATGTTCTGGTAGTGCTATCAATATTTTATACCCTTGAGGTTCGGGAAGTTGTGTAGGCTCTGCGGTTTCCGCTTTATCTACAGCTTCCTCTTTTACTGCTTCAACTGTCATAAGTTACCTTATGTTGCGTCAAATATATATAGGAGTTTGACGTTCTCCTTTCCCTTCACCATGAAGGGTGCGTATTAACTTTCTATAACTGTATTATATTTATCAGTTATCTCACGAAGGGCAATACGTAACCCTTCGATCTTGCCTTTGAGGTGATAAAGTTCAGTTAAATCTTTTACTTCACCATCCACAATGACTTCAGTAATCCTATTTATCTCATCGTTTAAACTTTGTGTCAAGTCCTCTGTAAACTTTATATCAACTTCCATCGTTCTTAGTTAGAGTCTCTGCTATCTTTCTACCTATCTCTGCACCTTTGGTCCTCTCTTGTGCAGATACTCTAGCTATATCAGCACCTACTTTAGCACCTGCCATTTCAAGGTCTGCCTCAATCTTAATACGTTCAAGTTCATCTTTCATTCTAGCTTTCTCTAAGTCAGCAGCTATACGTGCCTCATCAGTAGTAGCTTTGTCTTGTGCTTGTTGTGCTTTGATAGCAAGTTCTTGTTGTTGCATCTGTAGTACAGGGTCTTGCATCTGTTCTTGTACTTGCTCCATTTGTGCAGCTTGTAAGTTTTTACCTAACAACTGTTGAGCAGCTGTTGCTACTAATGTAGACAATCTAAATTCTATTTCTGGTGGTAAAGGCTCTCCTAGAGGTGGTAGTGCTGTGCCTATCTCTTCTTCTATCTGCCTTCTATACTCAAATCCTAAATGTTCTACTATGTGATTACTTAGTGCAGCCTGTAATGCCTGCGCATTAGGTGCTTGCGATGCAAGTTCTTGTATCTTGGGGTCTTGTAACATAGATAAATGCACTGTTATATGTGCTGCATGGTCCTGATACTCGAAAGCTTTTACAGGTTTGCCATTTAGTATGTCCATATTCTCTGATACAGGGTCTGTAGGCTTTATATCATCCTCAAGTGGTACGATATCTTGAGAATCACGTATGCCTAGTACCTCTAACATCTGTCTGTGTAGCTTTGGTAAGTCATATAACTGTGGTGCAGACTGTGCAAGTTGCAAAGCAGCTTGATATTGCATGATTCTTTGTGCCATAGTCGCTGCATTTGGGTCTGATACAGGAATTATGTCTACTCTTTCGTCAAAATCTACAGCTTTTATGGCAGATTCGCCATCAACTTCGTATTCATAGTCTGCTGGCATAAAATCTTTGATGATATCCGACAAAATACCTAGTTCTTGGCGCATAGATGCGTGTAATCTAGCTTGAATCGCACCCATAACCTTCATATTACGCTCTAATAACGCTAAAGTTGTACCAACTGGTGCTTGATTGTTCATATCAGACACTTTTAAATCAGTTATAGAAGCAAATCTACGCCCTTCTTCAACGATATTCCCTAATAATTGGTACAAAGTGCCTGATGGTTCTTTATATGGAAGAAAAGTTATGTTGTCTCTTATGCTTCCGCCCGGAATATCTACATCACGGAACTCTCCGGGATAGATTGGAGTGTCATCACCCTTGATTCTTAGACCTCTAGTCTTTAAACCACCCGGCAAATTAGCTAATGTACCTGAATCCACTAGCTGTCTAAGCAAAGAAGTAGCAGATTTTGCCAATCCACCTACCATGTGTATCAATCCAAAGCCATAAAACCCTAATCCCGGCATGTATTTGTAATGTACAAAGTGTTGTCTGCGCATTTTCATGGGGTCAGACTCTAAATAATTACGTCTAATTGATAAAACTTCACCCGAACCTTGATCTATAGTTACTACATAAGGTAATGCTATGCCAGTTTTCCTACCTTCACGCTCATCTTCAAAGCCTATAAGGTCTAAATCCACATGCATTTCCAAAAGAGTGTGCAATCCATCCTTACTATAACTGTTAACATCGTATTCAAAGTTAGGATTGTCTCCTGATAACTCTGCATACTTCTGTCTAATTCTATCTGCACCTATACTAGACTGAGGTAAAGACACCTCTCTATAAAAACCTGCATACTGTAGCTTCAGAATATCATTAAGTGTCATCCTCATAACGTGCGTAGCACGTGCAGCGGTTCTTAAATCTGATGCTCCATAGCTAACAACAAAGTCCTCTGCTGGTACAAACATAGAACATGGTCTTTGCATGTTCACATCATAGTAAATCTTTTTAAATGCTGAGCCAGCTAAAGGCAAACTAAACAACATATTCTCTGTTTCATTCCTATACTCTTTCATTTCTTCTGTAAGAAGATAGTTCATATAGTCTTGAACACGTTTACCTTGTTGTTCTTTTTCGTCAGTTATCTTGCCAACTATGTTAGTTCGTACTGGACCTGCTGCTGGAAATATTTCTGTTATAGCTTGCGACTGAAAACGTACAACTGCCTCTGATAACAATGGATGATAAACACCACATGCACCCGCCCAAGGCTCATTACGTTCTTCTATCTTTAATCCTAGATTATCTAATCCTTCTGTGTAAGTCTTTTCCCAATCAGACCTTGAGTCTCTATCTGATTCATAAGCAGATACAAGTTCGTGACCTAAAAAAGATAAATCTTTTTCTGATAGAAAGTCTGCAAGGTTTGCATCAAAGGGAACTTCTTCTTGTAAAGATGTAGGATCAAAGTCAATTAGCATCCCCCCATCGTCTGTTTCTATTGCGACTACTTCAGGATCGACAATAGTTATATCAACATTTTCTTCTGCCATTTAGTTCAGTTTAATTACATTAATAGTATTTAGCAACCCTGTCAGATACATCTTCAAAGTCATCATCGTCATGCTCAAGACGTAAAAATCCACCTTGCCTAAACCTCAATAAAGCTTGTGTGGCAGAGTCAACCAAGTCATCGTGATCTCCTACAGGAAAAGATGCAAACTGTTCTACAACTTCTTCTGCCCATCTTTTCTTGGGATACCATACTGAACCTGATGCAAATAAATCTGCTACAGCGTTTACACGTGCTATCTTATCGTTACCCCTAGAAGGTGTAAACTCTTGTACAGGTATACCCATTTGTCTCAATTCAAATATCAAAGGTGAACCAGCAGCTTTTGCCTCAACAATAAAAGCATCGGGCATCCATCGTTGATGTTCTTCAAATGCTCTACGTTTTAGTTCAGGAAACTCCATCCTTTCTTGAAATGCATCTAGCAATATAACTTGTGGAGTAGGATAACCATTCTCACCTTCTTTATAGAATACACCCCATGTAGTGCATGCAGAAAAGTCAGAGCGTTGTGTTTTTAAGAAAGCAGTATCCCATGATTGAATTATAAATTCACATGCAGGTGGCTCTCTATATTCCCACTCCTGCCACCACTCACGTTTTACGATAGCACTTTCTTCAGATACAGGATTCTGTTGATACTGTGCTTCCCAATGCGATATAGGTAGAGTTGCCTTAATCTTTTCAAGTTCATCTACCTTCCAGTATTCTTCCCATAAACTTCTGCCTGATGGTAATATAGCTGGTAGTTCTATAACTTCCCACTCATCACTGTTGTCTCTAGTAGCAGAGTCTTTCAATATAGAACCACATAAGTCTTTCTTACCCCATCTAGTCATAACAATTATAATCGCACCGCCCGGCTGCAAACGCTGCCTCGGACCGGATAAATACCAATCGTATGTGCTTTCGAAAATTTTTGGATCAGCAGACTGTCCTTGTTGTTCTGAATGTGGGTCGTCAATAATTAACAAATCAGCACCACGACCTGTTACCGCACCGCCAACTCCGATTGAAAAATATTCACCGCCACCCGATATGTCGAATCGTCCAGCTGCCTTAGAGTCGAGATTCAAACTTACATCCGGAAATATTTCTTGATAGTCCTCGCTATCAATTAAGTTACGCACCATTCTACCAAACCGGAGAGACAGTTCAGCAGTATGTGAAGCCATGATAATCTTTTTATGCGGTTGTCTACCAACTATCCATGCTGGTAGTAACCACGATGTTAACTGCGACTTACCAAATCTAGGAGGCATATTTATCATCAAGCGTTTACACTCACCATTAGCTACACGCTCAAAAGCTTGCGCCATCTTTTTATGATGCGATCCACACATAAACTCTTGCCAAACAGTATCAGCAAAGTGTAAAAAACTATCTTGAGACTTCTCTCTGACAACAGCCTTCTCTAAACTAACAACTAGGTTGTCTAGTTCTTTACGTTGCGGTCCATTGAGTTTAGCAAGATTGTCATCTGTAAGATGACTCATAACCTCTCTCAACTGTTTCTGTGATATACCCATATATAGTATTGTCAACCATATTACAACTCTATATACTGTAGTGCAAGGGTATCTCCAGAGGACAGTCTTACACTCTCAACAATCCTGTCCACCTACCCCATGAGGCTAGTTAGTTATTCTCGAGCGCACGAACTAGCCTCAATCCCCAAAATTATATGCAAAATTTTTCTAGCCCTGTGAACCTAGAGCGTTTATCTGTGTTTAGGGGGGTGGGGTATGTAAATACTCTGTTAAATAAAACTCATTTTTTACTGTGTGAAAATTTGAAACAGTATGTATGTGCGTGTGTGCGGAGTCCCGCATGCGTACAGGGGGGGTGGGGTGTCGCTAAAACTGTGTGCGCCTACGCAGGAAATGTGTAAACACATTGGCACGCATGATCCGTGCAGTTTAGAGACAGTTTAAACAGTACATCAATGCAAAGA